CTTCTGGTTCTACAACTTTTACTCAACGTACTGTAACTCCAGGTAAAATTAAAGTAAACGAAGCTTTATGTCCTAAAGACCTTGAAGCAAAGTATTTACAAAAAGCTTTACCTACAGGTTCTATGTACGACAGTATTCCTTTTGAGCAAGAATATAGCGAAAAGAAAGCTAAAACTATTGCTGCTCAATTAGAAACTGCTTTATGGCAAGGCGACACTTCAAGTGTAAACGTAAACTTAAACAAGTTCGATGGTCTTGTTAAGTTAATCGGTGCTGCTTCAGGTGTTGTTGCTGCAAACGCTTCTACTTATATTAGTGGCGCTCCTTTAAGTTCTATCACTGCTGCAAACGTAATCTCTATCTTTGATGGTGTTTACGCTGCTATCCCTGCACAAGTTGTAGCTGCTGACGATATGACTATCTTCTGCGGTCAAGATTTATTCCGTACTTACACTATTGCTCTTAAGAATAGCGGTAGCTTCAATTACCAAATTGATGTTAAAGCTGATAGCGAATTCGTACTTCCTGGTACTACAATCAAAGTTGTAGCAGTTGCAGGTCTTAACGGAACTAACAAAGTTTACGCTATGCGTTTAAGCAATATGTTCTTAGGAACTGACTTATTGAACGAAGAAGAGAAGTTTGAAATTTTCTATGCTAAAGAAGCAGACCAAGTGCGTTTTGTGTCAGAGTTCAAATTCGGCACTAACATAAGTTTTCCGGACGAAACGGTTAAATTCGTACTTGCATAATTTATCGGGGGATTGAAATATATCCCCCATTTTTTCAAACTAATTTAATTTAATAAAAATGGCGTGCGCATTAACTCAAAATTACAGCCTTGATTGTAAAGATTCATTGGGCGGAATTACTGAGGTTTATTTTATGGCAGCAGCAGATGTTACCTCAACTACCGAAGCAAGTGGTGTAATTACCGCTTTAGTAAAGGCAGCAGGTAAGAAGTTCTTTAAGTACGAACTTGTAAAAGGCACTTCTCAATTAGTTGAGAATGTTAATGCAAACGTACAGAATGGTACTATCTTTTACGCTCCAGAATTGACCATAGTATTAAACAAATTACAAGCAAACACAAGAAACGAAATCTTGTTGCTTGCTCAAAACACATTAGTAGCAGTAGCTAAAGATAACAATAACAAATATTGGTATTTAGGCAAACAAAGAGGCTTAGACCTTACAGGCGGTAACGCAGGTACAGGAACGGCTGAAGGCGACAGAAGCGGTTACACTCTTACCTTTACAGGTGCAGAGCCAGCCCTTGCTCCAGAAGTAAACTCAACTGTGGCAGGTCAATTAACCACCGCAGGTTCTTAGGTTGTTTTGGTTTTGTATATAGATGCCCTCGTCTTTAATTAGGCGGGGGTTTTTTATTTTGCAAACAATCGTGATACTTTATATTTATAGTTGTGATAAGATTAACTAAGGGGCAAACCCAAAACATAATACTTACCTTGACTGAGAAGCAAACGCTTACAAGTCCTAACTATCTATTCATTTTTGAGAATAGAAGTACAAATACTGAGATTAAATTTGTAAGGCTTAACAATACGGATATTAGTCCTTACAAGGAAAGGTACAATGAGTTTACTATTGTAGTTAATAGCTTCTTTAATACGGCTTTAAACGGGCAATATACCTACACAATCTACGAACAAGCAAGTACATCAAACCTAAACCCGACAGGCTTAAACCTGCTTGAAAGCGGCATTATGGAACTCGAGGGTACAACTATATCATTCACAGAATACGAAACAACAAGCACATTCACAATTAGACAATAATGGAAATAAAAGTATTGACATTTGCGGAAGCAAAGCAGCCTGAATATAAAGAGAAAAAAGGCGAAGGGTATATGCAGTATGGTCAAAACAATGACTATCCGCAGTACCTATTAGACCTATTTAACAAATCTGCAAAGCATAACGCTATCATTCGTGGCAAGGTTAATTACATTGTCGGCAATGGTTGGGCAGGGGAGCAAGATATTGTTAAGAAGGTTAATAGAGAGGAAACCCTTAACGACCTAACTAAAAAGGTTGCTTTAGATTTAGAACTATTTGGCGGTGCTTATATCCAAGTTATTTGGTCTGTAATGGGCGGTCAAGTTGCTGAGTTGTGGCATTGTGATTATACAAAGATTAGAACCAACAAAGACAACACGCAGTTTTGGTACAAAGAAGATTGGAAGGCTACACGCAATCAAGAAAAAGCTGAGATATACAATGCGTTCAATCCTGCTAATCCTCAAGGAGTGCAGATACTTTATGTTAAGGAGTACAGACCGGGAATTAATGTTTATAGCCTTCCTGGTTATTTCGGTGCTTTGAATTATATCGAAAGTGATGTAGAAGTTAGTAAGCACGTTTTAGGTAATGCTCAAACAGGGTTTTCTGCAAGTAAACTTATTACTTTACCAAACGGAGAACCAAGTCCTGAGGAAAAACGTCTTGTTAGTAAGCAGTTCGATAATATGTATACGGGTGCAGACGGCAAGAAGTATTTACTTGCGTTTGTAAACGATTTAACCCGTAAGCCTATTGTTGATGATTTGGGTGCGAGTGATTTAACTAAAGAGGACTTTAGCCGTGTAGATGAGTTAATACAAACTAACATATTTAGTGGACACCAAATTACAAGTCCTGACTTGTTCGGTATTGCTACTCCAGGTCAATTAGGTAGCAGACAACAGATGCGTGATAGCTACGAAATATTCCGTAATACTTACGTTCACTATAAGCAAATGCAAATTGAAGGCATATTTAATATGTTAGGACAATATGCAGGAGTTACTGAGGAATTAAAACTTCAGCCTGTAGACCCGATTGGTATTGACTTTAGCGAAAGCGTAATTAAAGAAGTAGCACCTAAAGAATGGATATTGGAGAAGTTAGGTATTGACCCTACTAAATACGGATTGCCTACGGAAACCGAGCAACCAATGGCAGCAAGTCCTTTAAGTGTGAATGAGCATATTAAAGGATTGAAAGGTCGTGAGTGGCAAAATATGCAGCGTATCATTAGAGATTTTAACAAGGGCAAGATAACAAGGGAACAAGCAAGTTCTATGCTTAAGGGTGGTTATGCTTTAAGTGATGACGAAGTGGCGACTTGGTTAGGTGCTGAGGAATTAGAATTTAATGAAACCGATTTTCAGATTTTCTTTGAGTTCGGAGAAGATAGAAGTGCTTATGAAGTATATAAAAGCAAGACAAGATTTAGCGACGATAAGGACTTTGAAATGTTTGCAGATGTAACACAATTACAATCTAACATTTTAGATTTAATTGTTAAGGATAAGCGTATTACTCCAGAAGTAATAGCTGACACACTTAAAGAAGATATTGGTGTTGTTAAGCGTGTTATTGATACCTTAACTGAGAAGGGGTTTATTAAGTCAAACGAAGTTAAGCAGGGCAAAGGTATTGATAGTAATGTAATTATTGAAAGGCAACTTACTGCACCTATTGGGGAAATTGTTGAAGCTATAAAGCCTCAAACTTCGCAGATATTAATTCGTTATTCTTACGAGTGGAAAGCAGGTTTTAACGATGGCGATTTAGATACAAGCAGACCTTTTTGCAAATACTTAGTAACCGCAAACAAGTTTTATAGCCGTAGCGAAATAGAGATGATGAGTGCAAGGCTTGGATATTCTGTATGGGATAGACGAGGCGGTTGGTATACTAAGCCGGGTACAAATACACATTCTCCAAGTTGCAGACACGAGTGGCGTTCAAATATTGTAAAAAGAAAATAAAGATGAGTTTAAACACATTATTCATAAGCGTACAGAATATTAAAGACAGGTCTGGCTTACACGCTAACGTAGACGAAAAACTTGTATTGCCTGAGATTAAGACCGCACAAGATATGTATATCTTACCTGCGCTTGGAAGTGCTTTATACAACCGCTTACAAGCAGGTATTACGGCAAACAACTTAAACGCAAACGAGGTTATCTTATTAGACCAATACATAGCAGATACTTTAGTGCATTATGTACTTAGTGAATTGCCAATGGGTTTGTCTTATCAGTTCTACAACAAAGGCTTGTTAAGAAAGGGTGGCGAGAATACCGAGAACCCTTCGATGCAGGATATGATTGACGTGGCGAATAGATATAAAGCAAGAGCGGAGTTCTACAAGCAAAGAATGATTAAATACCTAAAAGAATATTCTACCCTCTATCCTGAGTACCTTAACCCTGGAAGTGGCATTGATGCAATACACCCTGAGAACGATGCTTATACAACGAGCATTTGGTTAGGTGATTTTGATTGCTGCGCAGGTAAAAGCTTCGAGGAACTTTATCAAGGGAATAGAGGTTGTAGTGATTGCTAATTATGAGTAAAGTAACAACAATAAAAAACCAAAATAAACTTCGTGTTTATTTAGAAAAAATTAAGAATGAGCCTAACACTCAATCAAAT